TGATGCTGAGGTACGTGGCGATGTCCGCGTACTCTTCCCCGAGCTGGTCACGCGCCTCTTCGAGCGCCACGTCGCCGCGCTCGATCTTCTTGATGAGGTTGGCCGCCGCGCCGGCGTGCGCGATTAGCTGCATCCACGCCTCGGCCGCCTCCCCGATCTCGCCGAAGAGCGCGTTCCCCCACTGCGACAGCGGCCAGTCGGAGCCGTCTGGCTTCGAGTGGACGACTTCACCTTTCTTGTTCCGGAACTCGGGCAGGCGCTTCAAGTTGGCCTGCTGGAGCACGTTGAACGTCAGCCCATCGGTCATGTATCCCATGTGGTCAGCTCCTGTCGTTGATGTCAGAGACGATTGCGTTCCACGCCGCCACGGTGTCCTTCCAGCTCGGCGCCAGCAGCGTGTAAGCGTGGCTGTGCGGGATGTTGTACGGGTAGGCGATGCCGTACGTGCGCGCGAACGGCTGCTCGGTGCGCATCGCTTGAATCGTCGCCGGCTTGTCGTCGATGAGGACGTCGGCGCGGATCAAGTGCTTGTCGTGCGCGAGGATGAACCGGCGCTTCTGGATGAACGGAAGATGCTCGTGCACCCACCGCGCCTTCTCGGAGAACCCCGACGGGTGCTCCGCCGCCGTTACGATGTACACGTCGTGGCTCTCGTTCAGCTCCTTCACGGCCTCGACGGCGCCAGGCAGCGGCTTCAGCGTCCAGAAGAGCCCCTGCCGCGCGAAGAGCTGCACGAGCTTGTCTTCGGTGCCGGGGCGGCAGTGGTGCTGGATGTCCCACGTGAGAATGCGATCGACGGTGAGATCGTCGCCGTTCTCCTCGTTGTGTAGTGGCAGCAGCGCACCGAGCAGGTCTGCCACCGTCGCGTCGAGGTCGATGAGGATTCTCATCGGAGCACGCGCTGCACGGCTTGCCACACGTGCTCTTCCACCGTGTCCACGTCGGCCTCGCCGTCGACCACGGCCCATCGCGGATCACCCTTGTGCTCCGCCCAGAGGTGCTCGTAGTTGCGCCGCACGAGCGCCTGCTTCTGACGATCAAGCTCGTACCGGTCACGCGCTTCGGGGCGCCGGCGCAGCGCCTCCTCTGGCGACACGTTGAGGAAGACGTTGATGTCCGCCTGGGGAAGCGTGGCGTGCATCCGGTCGAGCCATGCGGGATCGAGCTTGTCACCGCGCCCGTAGCAGAGCGACGACGGGATCCAGCGGTCGCAGACAACGTGCCGGCCGCCCGCGAGCATCTTTCGGATCTCCACCGAGCTATCGCACTTGTCCGCGAGCATTAGGCTCTGGAACATCGTCGCGTCGGCCGCGTGGATCCGGTAGACGTCGCCGGCCTTGTCCCAGTCGCGCAACGCCACCTGCCCGAGGAGGTGTGCGCGAATCACGGGGCCGAGTGGGAGCGCATCGTAGCGGGGGAAGGAGAAGACGAATCCGGTGAGCCGGGCCGCCAGCCGCTTCGACTGCGTCGCCTTTCCGCTGGCGTCGAGCCCCTCGATCGCGATGAGAAGGCCGCTCACAGCCCCCTCGTCACGCCGGGCTGCTTCATCACCTGCGGGTACTCCGCCGCGAACGACGAGAAGTGGGCGATCAGCTCTTCGATCTGCCCCCGCTGGTAGTCGTTGCAGCCGTCCTCGATGCACAGCTGCAGATACTCCTTGAGCAGCGGCACTGCCAGGCGATCACGCCCACGGAAGAGAATCAACGGCTCCTCCGGCGGAATGGCCACGCCGTTGCCCGTCTTGACGATCTGGCCCTTCTCGTCGACGTGGTGCTTGAGATCAATCTGACGAACGATCATGTGCGTGTCCTTTCAGTCTTGCGACAGTTTGCGGGTGAAGCGCGCGGCGTGAACGTAGACGTCGACGCGAGGAACCCCCGTCCCGTCCAGTTTATCCAGCTGCGACTGCAGCTCCTCCGGTGAAATTCCGCGGGCAGGCACACCCGGTGCCGCCACCAGCTCCACTGCCGTGTCGAATGTAATGGAGTACGATGGTTCCAGTTCGCCCTCGACGACAGCCTGCGCCACGCAGTAGCGGCACTTCCAGTTCGTGTGTTCATGCTCCGCGCACGTCCACGGCGCGACCGTGCGCGAAAAGGTGACCGGGCCGTTCGGCATTGCCTCGCGCATAGCCACCGGGGCGCCAACTGGCAGCTCCACCGGCAGCTCACCGACGCCTTCTTCCTCTAGCCGTTCCTTCACGGCCTTCACCGCCTCGCCGCGCTTCCACCCGGTGAGCAGCTCCGACGCGGCCTCTGCCCCCTTCACGCGCCGAGCGGACTCCACCATGGCAGTGCTCGCCCGCTCCGCCGCCGTTAGCTCACGTGACACGGCATCCACTAACTCGACGTGGTGCTGCTGCTGGCCGTCCTGCAGCCCTCCGATGGTGTCGTGGACGAGGCAGTAGCGGTCCGGCGGCACGAAACAGGGGAGGCCGACACCGCCGCCGGCAAGGCCGAGACGAAGGAAGCGTCCCCACGCCGTCACCAGTCGGTCCTGGACGGTGTCAAAGGGCACAGGCAGAACGGGCAGCTGCGCGATGAACGCCACGACCTTTTCCACGTGCGCCGCGAGCCCCGTACACCCTAGCTTGGTGATGTCGTCGGCGATCGTGCAGCCGCACGCCGTGAGAATGCCACGCACGATCGTCGCCGTATCGGCTCGCGCCGCCTCCGGCGTGTCTGCCCCGAACGGCATCGTGTTGATCGGGCGTCTGTCAGTCCAGTCGATCATTGTTGGTCTCCCTATCGGTACATGTTGTTGAGCGCACGCGAACGCCCGCCGTCGCGCGCACCGCCGGTGAACATCGGGTAGTACGACGAGCGCGCGCTCACCGACGGTGGCTTGGGTGCAGCTGTCGCGCGCCGGGCGGCATCGATCGTCTGCCGCAAGTACCGTGCGCCTGCTTCACGGTACTTCATGAGTCCCACGGGTTGCGTCTCGTACACCCACTCGATCATCGCGTCGGAGCAGCCCGCGTTGATGAGCCCGCACACCACCACGAAGTCGGCTTCGCTGCGGGTCACCTGCCGCTCGCTGAACATGTTGCGCTCACCAGTGGCGAGGATGTCCAGCACACCGGGTGACAGGCGCTTGCGCAGCTCGATCAGATCCTCCGGCGGGTCCACCGGGACCGGGATGCCCTCTTTCGCTGTCCGCGCTGGTGGTGCGCCCACAGCGTTCAGCCGGCTTTCGATGTGCTCGATGGTGTAGACGCGCTCGGGCCACACCCCGGTGAGGTAGCACCAACGCGGCGCCGGCGGCTTCCAGTTCACGGTGCCGGCGCAGCGAAAAATTCTGTTCACGTTGAACACGGCGTCGCTCGTCGTCCACTTGCACAGCCGCTCCCACACGCGCTTGGCCGCGTGGATCTCTGCCGGCTTCACGATGAAGTAGAAGTGCCCACCGTTCCCCGACACCGCCGTCGCGGTGGGCGGCAGCCCTGCGACGTCGAGGAGCCGCAGCGCCTCGGCCAGCGGGATGCGCTCGGGCTGGACGTCGAGACCGAAGCACGTCACGTACGGCACGTCGTGCTCGAAGCCACTCATTGCCTTGCGCGGGTTCAGGTTCACGAAGGCGGAGTACCCTGCCACGTTCAGCTCCAGTGCGCGGGCCGCCGCCAGGTCGGCATGAAAGTAGTAGTCCTTCACCGGCTTGGTTTTCGGCGCGAGCCCGGTGATCTCGATCAGCGCTACTGCGCCAGGGTTTGGGTGCAGCATCGAAATCAACGTGAGCGCGTGTTCTTGCGGCGTCATTGCTTCACACCTTTCCGAAGTGGATCGCTGCCATGACCTGTGAACGGGTAATTGCGGTATACGCCCAACGACGGCCTTCCTCTTGATCGAGTCGGACGGACGGTTCAAGCACAACAAGCACATACGGCCATTGACTTCCTTGCCCCTTATGTGCGGTATACGCGTAGCCGAAGTTGGCCGACACGTGTGGCGCCAGTGCATCGTTCGAGAACAAGTTCTGGAGCCGTGCCCATTTCGCAGCACTGTCCAGAAGCGGACGCGGACCAACCGTCAGTCGTCCGTGCAGCTCCTCCAACGCCAAGGAGACTTTGACCTTGCCGATCTGGGTTGCGCCGAAGCGCACGGTCTCCCTGACGTCCTTGTAGCGATCGTAGACCATTTCCGGCATGTCCGGCCGCAACACATCCCCGTCTTCCTGCGCCTTGATCCAGCCCTCGAACGGGAACGCCTCGCCGTTTACGATGCCGGCCTCATATGTGTTCTTGAGGCACAGCAACGGCTCTCCAACCTGTGGCATCTCGTCGAAAATCCCCAACGTCTGCCGGATGCCCGCATTCAACGAGTAGCGCGTGACGTTGCGGTGGCAGATGGTAACGCCTCCTGCTTTGTGGACCGCCGTCACCACGTCGCGCAGCTGCGCGGTCTCGACACGCTGAAGGTCACGCAGCGCTCGCACGCCTTCGCCGTTTCGAAGCGCCATCGACGCGCGGATCACCGGTGACCCTTGCGCCTGTCGTACCACCTCGGTCATCTCTACGCGCTCGGCACCGAGGCTGGCGGCGAACTCGGGCAGCAGCACCGAGAACGGTGGCGCGTTCGGCGGCTGCACCGGCGGCAGCTGGAACCCGTCGCCCACCACCACGAGCTTCAGCTCACGTTGCTCGCAGACGTTGCGCACGTCCTTCCACACGTCGGGGCCCACCATGGACGCCTCATCGAGTAGCACCATGCGCGACTGCGGGACCGCGAGATCCTCGGCGCGTGAACGCGTGAATTTCACTGCGCCGGTCTTCTCGTCTTCGATCGGCTTGTAAAGCCACCGGTGAATCGTCGACGCCTTGAGCCCGGTTGCTTCACGTACACGCAGCGCCGCGCGACCGGTCGGTGTGATCACGATGGGCGTCCCGTGTTCCGCCGCGAAGACCTTGAGGGCCGTCGTCTTGCCCGTGCCGGCGAAACCGACGACGAAGCCCACGGCGAAACCCTTTGCCTTGCGGAGACGCCCGACTAGCTCGCGTGCACGGTCTTGTCCCTCGGTGAGCGCGAACGGCAGGTCCAGCTTGATGGGCTCTTCGGGCACGGCCGCCGGCGCGTCGAAGCGCAGTTCGACTTGAGCTGCTGCAGCCATCGTCTGCGCGATCCAGCGCCCCAGCCGCCGCTCGATCCGCTGCGCCACCTTGTTGAAGCCCAGCTCGGACAGCCGGAAGATCGCCAACCGGAGGTTGTCGCCCGCGAGGTAGTTGCCGGCGATGGTGTGCATGATCCGGTTGGCCTCGTCACGTGCGCCGAACGATACGCCGTCGAGCACGTAGCCGTACTGCTGACGGCAGTCGGGCCCCATCGCGAGCTGCGCCGACAACGCATCCGTGAGTGGACGGCCGCACGCGGCACAGGTGACCGCGACGAGCTGCATGAGCGGAGACGCGGTCATGCGCAGACCAGCGCCTCCAGATCGTAGATGAGCCGTGGGAGGAAGCCGTCGATCTTCCACGCGTCGAACACGGGTACATTCAGGAACTTCGCGATGCGGAACGCTCCGCCCGTGCCTCCGCCCCACGACTTGTTTGGGTTGGACCAACCGATGACGGCTATGGTGTTCTCCACGATCATCACGTTGCGCGCGTGCAGCCGATGGGCGCCATCGCTCAGACTACGCCACCGACCGTGAACCGTCTCGGCGATGTCGAAGTAGCGACGATCAGCTGTGTCCGGCTGCGCTAGTACACGCACCTTGTTGCCGTCACGGATCATCCGCCGCTCGAAGGTGTACCAGGGCAGGTGAAGCTCGACGCGCGTGGGGTCGATCCGGTTACCGCCGCGTGCCCACGCCTGGTCTGACCCCGGTGCGTTGCCGCTCGATAGGATGCAGCCGGCGCGGACGATCGCCGCGCCAGCACGCTCCATGAGCGAAAGCACGCTCGGCGGAGCTTCGCGCGAGCCGATGCAGGCTATGCGGGGACGAATGTTCATTCAGGCACGTAGAAGTTGTGCTCTTTCTCCGGGCACTCCTCACGAAGCATCACGCAGCCCCGGCGCACGCTTCCTTCTCCCGTGCCGAACACCTCGACCGAGTGGTTGCAACGCGAACACGTGGCGTTCACGCCGTCGACGTCGCGGCCGTCGGAGCCGATCAGCGTCGTCTCCTCTACTTCGACCGTAACACGGGCCATCAGCGCATACCCGCCGCGCCAGCAAGCGCATCGACCGCGCCGTCTTCATCCACCTCGTCGTCTGGTTCGAAGTCGACCGGCTGCTCGCGCAGGTCTTGCACTTTCTCGAATTCCACCGCGTTCTTCTCGCCTTCCTCCACAGCACGCTCCACGCGGTAGGAGAGCGAGCGCAACGACCGCTCCGTCAGCCGTCGCAGCTCGACTTCCAGCTTCGCCCACGGCGTCTCCAGGCCCGCCACCTTGTCGTCGCCGATGTACTTCTTGAGGTGGTCGAGGTGTTCCTGCCGCCGCTTCATCATCGGATTGATCGGCTTCCGCGGCTGCACGGAAAATGGCGTGCTCTTTCTCGCTGGCATGAAATGACTCCTCTAGTTGATCGTCTGCTTCACAATCGGTGTCTTGCAGCTGCCGCACTTGGCGCTGTAGATGCTCTTATCGAGCGCCATTCGATTCTTCCTTTTGCACTTGCGGCACGCCACCATCACGCTGAAGTCTCCGTTCGGGTGCACACAGTAGTGGATCGTGTTCTCGCTCTCGAACAGCTTGTGTGTGAGCCGCGTGTAGTCCACGAGTCGTTCCATCACAGTGTCGGGGGACAGCTCGGGCTGCGCGGATTGCGGCTGTAGGCGCTTCTTCAGCTTCTCCGCAAGCCACTCCGCGACGGCATCGAGCATTAGGTTGAGGGCGTGCTTCACGCTGTGTCTCCTCCGAAGCGAAGCGCTCTCGCCGCGAGGGCCGCTCGACGGCGACTGCGGCTGTACCAGCCACGAATCCACGTGAGCCCCTCATCCTTTATTTGAACGTTGTACACGAGCCGTCCGTTGGAGTCGTCGGCCCATTGGTAGAACGCTAGCGAGTGCTCACCAGCCGAAATGATTACGCCGCGAAACATGTACTCACCCGTCGTGGAGAAGAACCGAATGCGCCCTCCCGCGTGAAGGCTGCGCAGGCTCCTAACCTCGTGGACAGTCGCATGCAGCAGGGCAACAACCCACACAAGCGGCACTACGGCGGCGCCGATCCACCACGCCTTCATCGCCGCACCACCCCGCTCCGCCCGTTCTTGGTGTTCTCCTTCACGGTGCTCGGCTGCAAGTGCCCCGGGTTCCCGCAGGGGCGCACGCGACACAGGTGATCGAGCAACGGCGGTGCAGGTTCACCCATCAGCTCGCGCCACAGCCAGCGGTGCACACGGTGGACGCGTCCGTTCACCTTGATCTTGCCGTAACCACCACGGGGGTTGGCCACGCGTGCACCGGTGTAGATCCAGCAGCCGCCGAGAAAGCCGTGCACGACGCGCATGCGGCCGAGGACGCGTTCGAGCGCATCACCGGTCATCGTAGTGCCTTTCGAGCGCGTGCTTCTGGTACTCCGCTAGTGCGCGCTCACGATCAGCCGTAATGTTCCATCGGTCTCCCGCATTCGTCCAATCGTTCCACACACACATTCCGACGTTGCACGTAATCGTCACGGTGCCGATTATTCCGCCGTCGCCATCAGGAATGCATTCGAGTTCGTCGTCGACGTCTGGCGCAGGAATCCCCAGCAACGCAAACCTAGCAGCCAAAGCGCGTTCTTGTTCGCTCGCGGCCATCACCCCGGCACCTCGTTGTGCTTCCAGCGCATGTGTTCGAGGTACAAAGCAATCGCCGGCTCCGGATCGCCTTCCACAGCCCACTCCGCCACCGGGCCGATGCGAACCGCGTTCGGCACATCGTACAGCGTGCAGCCAAGCGGGCAGGAAAGCACCACGTGGACGGTAATGCCATTCGGCTGCACCTTCACGTTGGGCGCGCGCACGCCGATCAACGCGATCTGTGCTTCGATCGATCGCGCAAATTCCGGTGCGTTCCGCTGGCGTTGCCGCAGCTCGAACGCGCGCTTGGCGCCATCGGACACGAGCGGTGGGACCGCTGGCGTGAGCGCATCCAGCTCGATCAGCTCGGCGATCACGTCGTCGCTGTACGCCTCGCCACTCACGACACGGCCTTCCACGTTCGTCGCAATACAATTGAGCTGATCCGCGAATGGTTAGATGTGCCGAACATCTTCGCAAGCTGCACCTGCGTGTACTTGCCTGTGGCATACAGCGCTCTGATCTTACGCACCTCAGCCGCTGTCAGCTTGTGCTCGGGCCGCCGCGGGCGAGCTGGCGTAGTCAGCGCCCTTTCTGGCGTCCAGCCTAGGTACAAACGCTCAAGTACAGTCACGTACTTTAGGTTGGTACGTTTCACCCAATCCACTAGCGCTAGCGTCTCACCGCCGCGCGTTATCATTATGTTGGCGCGACGGTTTCGTGACTGCTCCGCGCGCGTCGCCCATCGAACATTTCCCGGCGCGTACCCCTTGTTGTTTTCGATGCGCTCGATCGTATAGCCCGGACCCGGACGGACGCCTACGTGGGCAAAGAACTTCCGGAATGACATGCGCCAGGCGTGGCACACCGAAATCCCACGGCCTCCGTAATCTGCGTAGTTTTTGTCTTTGCTGTCGTGACAGCGCTTAAGCATACGCTGCCACGTCTGGTACTCAACCGACACTTGATGCTTGCCGGCGTGTCCGTGGTACTCGCGCTTCTTCACGACACGGACTTCCAGTCGCGGCCGGTTTTACCCGAAGCCGGGAACTTCATGTCTTTGACCTGGCGAAACATTGCGTGTTCGATCAAACGTTTGACGTCTTCGGCTTCGCGCTCGGCGCATTCTACTACGATCTGATCGTGGCCATTGACGACCAATCCACGATGGTTGGTGTAGTCAAACGGGTAGGCGCGAACTACGGCTCTAATGGCATCATTTTGCATATCGGCGCAGCTGCCTTGCACCGGATGGTTCGACATTTCCTCCTGCTTCTCTCCTCCGATGAAGTACCGTCTCCGCTTGTGATACTCGGTCTCGATGTACCCGCAGCGTCGCCACGTGTAGATCAGCCGTTTTTTCCACGCCGGGATCGCCGGGTGGATCTGCCACCACAGGTTGAACACGCGCTCCACCTCGGGCAGCGTGATGTGCGGGAACTTCGGACGCAGGTTGTCGTCGCGAAGCAGCGAGAGCGTCTGGTAGATGCGCGGCGGCTGAGCATCGTAGCTGAGCGCGTACACGAAGCGCTTCACGAAGTCGCGGATGGCGTCGGTGACTTCCTTTGGCTGGCAGCGAAAGAGCGTGCAGGCGTTGGCCACGTGCACGTCCGGGCCCGTCCCGGCGTCGAACTCGGCGAACGCCTTGATGAGCAGCTCGTCACCGGAGAGGAGCGCGATCTTCCGCAGCTCGACGGCGCTGGAGTCCGCTGCGACGAACACGTTTCCAGGCGCCGGCGTGAACATCGCCCGCAGCCGCTTGATGATGTTCTGCATGTTGGGCGAGCTGCCCCAACGGCCCGAGCGCTTGCCGGGGCGCCACGACACGCGGATGCGTCCGTCGGCGTGCACCGGCAGGCCGCCGACGATCTGACCGTTCTCGAAGCGGCCCACGTACGTGCCGAGCACCTTCTCCGCCTCGCGGCAGCCGAGCACCGCATGCACGATCTTGGTGGCACGCTCGTCGAGCCCCAGTGACAGGAGATCGAGTAGCGTGGACTCGTCCGTTGACGGATCGCCCGAGTCCGTCATGTGCTCGTCCATGATCGGAAGCCCGAGATCCGTGTAGAGGAGCTTGCGCACCTGCTGCGGCGAATCCGGATTCACGTCGCGGCCGACAGCCGCCTGGAACTCGGCACGCAGGCGATCCGACTTCTCCTGGTACTCGCTGATGAACTTCGCGCGCAGCTGCGGGTTGATGCCCATCCCGAGCATCGCCATCGAGCGGCCGATGCGGAACAGCTCCATGTCCTCGCCGTAGATGTGCCCCTGCTGCGACCACGCCAGGTTTTGCTCCACGTACGGTGTCGACTGCTGCGTGACCGAGATGTCGAAGCTGAGGTAGTGATCGAGGATCTCGTCGCTCTTCACGCTGGAGTGCTTGACGTCGTCCTTCCATCGCGGGGCGTCCGTGTACATCGAGCCAGCGAAGTCGAGGCCGTGCGGCAGCTCGGAGGTGATCCCGATCTGGTGCCCCACCATGCCGTCGAACATGCGCTCGTCGGGCAGCGGCATCCCGTGGCGCCAAAGCACCACGGAGTCGAACGCCACGCCGTTCCAGGTATCGATACGCGGCGCGCGCTGGAAGTAGTCCGCGATGGCGCGGGTCTGCGCTTGAATCTCGTGCATCGGCAACAGCAGGTGCCCGTGCACGGACAGCGGCGCGTAGATCATCACCTCCGTCGAGGTGCCGATGCCCACGCGGCGCAGGTTGCACGTCCACTGGTCCACGCCATCGGTCTCGACGTCGACCGACACGCGCTCGCGGTGGACGGCAAGGAAGTTGTGCACCTCCGCGGCAGTCTTCGGCACGAAGTACCACGGATCCTGCCAGGTAGATTGGCCGCGGGAGAAACGCACGGCCTTCTTCACGTCGGCGTGGAAGATCGGGCGCATGACACGCCCCTCGTCGCGCATCACGAAAGCAGCGTGTGGGATCGCCATCGCTGGTGGACCGCTGTTCGGCAGCTGTAGCGGCGTGCCGCGCACCTTCATCACCGAGGTGCTGCTGCCGAAGCCTGCAGCCTGCACGCTAGCGCCGCCCATGAGCACCACGTACTTGGCTTGCGCGATCTCCGCCTGCAGCCGTGGTCGACACGCTTCGATCGGAGACATCAGCCCCTGCCGTTTCACGGTGCGCAGGTACCGCTTCATGTCGTCGGGCGGACGGCACAGGGTGGCGTTGGTGTAGCCCACGCGGTCCATCGGCGCGCCGGCGTCGCGCAGCGCCGTTCGGATCTCGCGGCCCGAGGCGCCGATCAAGGTCTGGCCCTTCTCAACCTCCGTGCTGCCCGGGGCCTCAGCGACGACGAGGATCTCCATCGGGTTGAGCGCGTCGGTGTCAGGCGGATGCGTCGGGGGTACGGGGCCTGCACCGCAATTCAGCAACGGACACCGCCAGCACTCCGCCCCCGCCTGAACAGCAGCAACGTGCTGTGGCGGAATCGGCGTGCCGGCGGTGTCGGTTGCGCTCACGTGCTACCCGATCTCGATGTTCGCGATCACGTGCTCGAACCAGACGACCTCACGGCCGCCTGGCAGCTTGATCGTGACGAAGCCGTCTTCGATCTCGACGTCCTCGACGATCGTGTACGTCGTCTGCTGGTAGCCGCTCTCGGCCGTCGGATTCACCACAACCTTCTTGTCCTTCGCCATCTGTGCCTCCTTGTTGTTGCCTCCGCTGCCGGTCAGTCCTGCAGCATGAGAATTTTCGGATCCGCGCCGAACAGCCCGCTCGACTGCCCGAGCGCCGTCATCATCGTGTTGAACAGCGTGCTCGCCGCCAGCCGGTACTGCTCCAGCGTGATCCGCCCGCGCAGCAGCGACGCACGCATGAACAAGAACGCGGTTCGTGCCACGTCGGCCAAGCAGTGGGCCTCGATCTTGGCCGCCTGCTTCTCCGCCCACAGCTTCCCTACCTGGCTGCTGGTGTCGCCCTTCGACGCCAGCCCGATCAGCTGCGCCATGTCGTCGAGCGCGAAGCCTGTGCGGCGAGACACCGCGCCGAAGTCTGTGAGGTAGTCGAATAGATCCGTGTGGTCCCCGTTGTACCGGTGGCGGTAGTCGCCCACGTACCACGTCATCGGGACGCCCAGCCGCATCGCACGCAACGACAGCACGGGCAAGTCGAACCCGCGTCCATTGAACGACACGAGCTTCGGACGGTGCTGCTCCACGTACGTGGACCACGCCGCGAGCAGCGCGCGCTCATCGTCACCGAACATGCTCGTACCGATCACGCCGAGACCGTTGGGCGCCAGCACGAGATCGTCACCCAGCACGACCATACCGATAGCGATCGGGCGGTGCGCGTGCAGCGGTGCGAACACGTCCTCCGGTGCCTTGACGGGCTTGGCCTTCTTCTGTGACGGGCAACCACGCTTGTGCTTCGCGAGACCTGTCGGGGCCGGCACGCACGTGCACGCTCCGGGCTCTTCGGGCGCCGCCGGCTTCGGGGGCGTCCACAGCGACGTGTCAGTGATCGTTTCGATATCGAACACGAGATGGGGCATCAGGGGGCCTCGCGAATCTTTTTGAAGCAGTGCAAAAACAACGTCTTTCGCGTCCGAATCGGCGTCTGGCCGGGCATTTCTTGGCCATCAGAATGAACGCGCACATCAGTTACGTACAGCTCTGCCACGGTCACGATCTTCACGTATCGCGCGGCGCCGAACGCGTCCTTCTCACGATCCAGCCACAGCTGGCCCGGGGCAATTTCATTAGTCATTGCAAACCCAAAAAGTGCCCCGGGGCCGAGCGGCGTCCATCTCTCGACGGAGGAGTGTACGCTCTTCCGCCGCCCGACCCCGGAGGCTTCAGGAAGCTATGCGACCCGCGGCGGCGGGAACGCGAACGGCGGCGCTCCCGTGGGCTGCGGAGCACCGTTCGCCGGCGGCGGCGTGGCCGGCTGCGGTGCGGGCTGCCACGGCGCTGCGGATCCTGGAGGCGGCATCTGCCCCGGCACGAATACCGGAGCTGCGGGCTGCAGCATCTGCTGCGGGGGCTGCGGCTGCTGGAACTGCGGTGCCGGTGGAGGAGGCGCCATCGCCGGCACCGGCTGCATCGGTGCTGCGACCATCGGCGCCGGCGCCACGGTCTGCTGCGCCGGTACCGGGATCGCCGCGGTGGTCGGCGCACCGGGCAGCCCGACACCGAGGCCCGGGAACGAGGGGACGCCGCCGGGAAGCGCGCCTGCCTGGCCCACGCCCGCGTTGGGCTGCCTCGGCTTCGCCGGCCAGCGGAACTTGGTTCCGCCCGCCGCCTTGGCCTCGCCGTACTCCTTGGCCATAACGTACGGACCGATTCCGGTGCGCGGCTGGCCGTCGTCCAGGTACGCCTCGGTCTTGAGGTACACCGTCTGGCCGATCAGCATGCCGGGCTGGTAGGTCAGACCGGCACGTGCGTTGTCGAGCGCGCCGGTGATCGAGGCGATGAGCCCGCGCCACAGGAACCACGTGTTGCCCTTCGACGAGGTGGGATCCGGCATGAACTTGGACAGCTTCCGGCCGAGCGCGTCGGGGTCTTGGATCTCGAAGTACATGAACACGCCGGCGGACTTCGACGCGTCCGTGCGCGCTTCCTCCTTCACGATCTTGGCCATGTAGTAGCCGTCCATCTCCAGGTTGTCCGTCTGTTCGATGGGCGACCAATTCGGATCGGGCGGGATGACCAGCACGAAACCGCCGCCCGGCGCCGGGGCTTGCGGCGCTGCGCCGGGCATCTGTCCTGGTACGGGCATTCCTGGGAATCCACCACCAAAGCTCATGTCGGTTCTCCTTTGTTGTTCAGTTCCTCGCGAAGCTCTTGAAATCGATCGGCCGTGTTGGCGTCCAGGGCCTGTACTGCAGCGACGTACGCTTCGCGTGCTGCTGCCGTGAAAATTTCTTCTGGCATGCCGGCATACACGGCCGTGATCGCCAGCGTATCGAGCCCAGACGACAAACGAAGTTCGAACGCTGCCGTGTCACGTGCCTGACAGCGCAACGCCGCAATGGTACGCGGGTCTATCTCGACTTCGATTGGCATCAAATCCCCTTGTACGGCGGCTGGCGCTGACGAAGAAACCCGCCGAGGTCCGCCGGGACGGCCGCCAATGAGCAGCCTTCACGATTCTTCGTCAGCCAGTAGCGAAGATCAGGCGGCTGGCTCATCGGCCCGAGCGCCTCCGGCCAGTCGTTGCCGCCGGTGAAGTACACGCGCTGTGGCGGCTGACCGATCTGGCTCGGAAGGTACCCGACGCGCAACACGGTGTCGAGCTGCCCGTACCACTCGCGGATCAGTGAACGCGGGGACAGCTTCATGCCACCGGGGTACGCCACGCCGTCCTGCACCGCGGGAGGCTCCGCATGGCAGATCATCACGCAGTGGATGCCGAGCATCCGAATCCACTCGCGCATCATGAAGAGGCACTGGCGAACGTAGAGCGGCACCTGGAACTTGTTCTTGCTGCCTTTGTAGAGCGCCTCGCCCTCGTTGTAGAGGTAGGAGGTGAACGCGGTCATGCCGTCGAGCACGAGCCCGCTGTAGCGTCCACGCGTCTGGCCGAGGTACGCGAACACTTCCTGCATCTGCGGCCACGACTTGATCGTGCAGTCCGGCTGCGCGGGGATGGGAAGCCCGCGGCTCGCCAAGATCTTGAACGCGCCGTCCTCGCAGGGGACACCGAACGGGACGCCGCCACCGTTGGCGAACAGCGAGAAGGCGTCCGTGGTTTTCTGGCAGCCTGGATCGCCGTAGAGCATGACGTTGATCGGTTGCCCGGCGATGTGCGCGTAGGCGTCTTGGCCTTCGAGGATTTTCATCAGATTCCGCCTCGTGCACACGTGTCGTCGCCGGCGCGATCGAACTCTAGCGCTAGCGCGTCGAGCAGATCCTGCTTGTCGCTATCCAGTGAGCGGGCGCCGTGCGCCACAGAGCAGAGCATCGCGATCACCATTGCCTCGGCTGATACACCCGCGAGGAGCGCTGCGTTCATCATGACGAGCACCATGCGGTGCGCTGGCATGTTGTCGCTTTGATCCACTTGAATTTTGAAGGCCATTGGCTTATTGCCCGTAGCTCTTCAGCAGCTCAGCGCGTGCAGCTTCGATCAGCTCAGCTGAATACACGCGCTTCGCGCACGTGGGGCAGATCAAAACGTTGATGAGCGGAACACTTTCGCCCTGCCCCGGCGCCGTGATGACGGACAAGAACCAGCCGGCCTGCACCGCCGTCTTGAACACGGTGGCGTCCGTGAACGGCACCGGTACCTTCAACAGGTCTTCGCAGCACTTGTTGTTGTGCTCAGCGCACGACAGCCCGACGCACACGTTTGGTTCGTTAGCCATCAGCCCCTCTTCGTGAATTCGTTGATCCGCACGAGCCCATCCGAGCACAGCGGATTGAAGTCGCACGGTCCGTACACGCGCACGCAGCTTTCATACACGCGTGGTCGGTTCGTCGGGTCCGGATACGCCGCGCGCATCGCTTTCAAGTTGCGCAGCGCCCACACAGTGTCTTCCCACAGGCGCCCGTACGCCACGGCTGAGATCGGAACGTCGAAGCGGGCGAACTTCGGCGAGAAGTTCTGCAGGTCGTAGAACCCCATCTTGCTTGGCTTCGGCCGCGTCATCGCGTTGATCACCACGCGCTTGACGTCGTACCCGAACGTCCGGGCGAGCGCGAGCTGCGTGAGCATCTGCCGGTCGGTGCGATACTCGTACCCGGTCTCGCGCTTGATGTAACCCTTGGTTTTGTGGTCGACGATGATGCAGTCGTTGCCTTCCATTGCAAGGAGATCGAGGCGTGAGGTATACGGCTCGCCCTCCAACGACACCTCGAACTGGTGCTCGACCAGCAACGGCCTCCACTGCGGCGGCCCCCAGAACGCCTGATACGCGTCGAACACGTAGAGTGCCACCTCCGCCAGCTCAGGACGATGCGCGCCACACGTCCAGAGTGCAGTACGGCCGTCCGGGTACACCAGCCAGCTCGGGCGTTCCGCTAGCAGCATCCCGTACCGGTACGCGAGCCCCACGTGAACGAGCGTTCCGATCAGCGTGACGTCCTTCTCGACGATGGGGCGAAGGTACATCTCTTGTGAGAACGCCTCGTACTGCGGACAGATGCACGCAGCGCCGATCCTGTGTGGACCTTGTTTGGAAGCACCGCCGGGCCAGATGGCACCGGTGCCGGTGTTCACGTTGCCTGAATGCGAATCGGCCATCAGGCGGGCGTAGCGGCGAGAAGGACTTGCGCCTGAGAAATGAAAAGCGCGTCAGCGAACTCGACGCCGCCGTTCTCTGCGGTCGCTTGCATCCGGCGGAACACGATAGCCGCTGTGGCGAGCGCCAGATCGAGCGCTTCGCCCGGTAACGGCGCTTCAATCTGCATCTGACCGGCCAGCTCCCGTGCTCTTGTTTCTACGTCCATGTGGCCCCTCCTAGTCTTCCGTTGAAGCGAGACCCTTCAACCGTTCGAACAACGACTCGATGATCGATTCGCTGCTTCGGCCGCCGAGCATTGCCTGCATTTCCTGTTGCTCGGTCTGCGCCCCCATCGTCTGCTGGATCATCGACAGCTTCGAGATCACGTGCTCCGCCACGGCTTCGTCGATCGTTCCCACGCCAATCACCCAGCGGATTAGCACGCGTACGTCGCCGCCGATGCGGTGGAGGCGCTTCACGGCCTGCAGCAGCTCGTGTGGCTCCCACGTGAGATCCGCGAAGATGCCGAGGTGCGCGCCGACGAGCGAGATGGCGAGCCCTACCGAATCGATCGTGCACACGAACGCCGCTGGCGCCGCCACCTCGCGGAACACCCCCGCCTGCGCGTCGCGGCCCTCGGGCGTCATGTCGCCGTGCACGCACGCCACGTGGCAGTCGATCTTGTCGCGGATCCCCTTGGCGATCGCGTCGGCCTGCTCACGCATGTACGTGAACACCACGATCTTCTGCTTCGCTTCGAGCGCTTCGACGGCCATCTCGATCACGGCTGCGCGCTTCGCCCGCGCGGTCATCCGCAGCGCCTTGACCACCGCGCCTGCCTTCGCCTGGATCGCCGAGTAGCCTTCGTGGCGCGTCGGTGCGCTCACCTCGACGTCCACGCGGAACACCTCGTGCCGGATCTCAGGCAGCTCCAGCTTCACGCCTTCGGCGGTGCGGCCGAGCATGAAGAACGTGAGCCGCCGCGACAGCTCATCGAGCCGCTCGCCGCCCTTGTCGATCCAGCCGTACTGGCCCTGGAAAGCCCCGCAGTGCACGCGCGCCCACGGCCAGTAAGGCCCGGCGAGCCCGTCGGACAGCAGATCGATCAGCGCCCACATCTCGCGCACGTGGCTCTTCACCGGCGTGCCGGACAGCCCCCACACCACGGGAATGCCGTGGCAGGTGGCCTTTGTAGCGTTCCGCCGGCGCGACGTCCTCCCGCCGAGCACGTGGAACTCGTCGAGGATCGCGATCAAAAATCGGTTCGCGAGCCAACGCTGCCACCCGGGCAGGTGCGCGAGATCGTGCACCACCCCAGAGGCGTCGCTGCGTCGAGCGCCGTACAGGATGTCGTAGTTCGCGATGATGTAGCGCGCCTGCGGAAGCAGATCGGGCTTGAGCCCGTCGAGGATCGCGGCGTCGTGACCTGTCCAGCGCTTGATCTCGCGCTCCCAGTGGCGCTTCGCCAGCGCGGGGCAGAGCACGAGCACCACGGGTGTCGTCGGCGTCGGCACGATCCCGAGAGAGAGCCGCGCCTCGGCAGCGCACAGCGCCTGCGAGGTCTTCCCGATCCCCATGCCGTCGGTGAGCGCCGCCCAGTCGCGCTCCGCCAGGAACGCGGCGCCCTCGCGCTGGTAGCCATAGAGCCCCGCGCGGGTGCCGTACTCGATAGCACGCTCACGTGCACCAGCCACCCCTGGCCACCGCACCGGTGTGTTCTTGGGTGGCCCCAGCACGGCCTCCACCAACCACGCCGCGTCCACCGCGCAGCTGGTGTTCCCGTCCCGCGTGGTGATGGCGCCGGGCGCGTGCCACTCGTCCAGCTTGCCGTGGTACACGTACGGCCGACCACCACGTGGGTGGATGCTGGGCTTGAGCACGGGCCGCAGCGACGCCGCGGGCGTGGGGAACTGGATGATCTGCGCGTCGGGCATGCGAGAGATCGGCTCGAAGAGCGTACGGCGAAGGTTGTACTCCTGGCTCCTGGATGCCGTCAAACGGAAAATTCTCGCCAGACGAGAATCCAAGATCTTGACGGTTGTCAGGTGAACGAGGTACAAGCCGTGACCGCTCGTGTTCTCGGACCTGATCAGCGACGTCCTACCGCAGCGATCCGGGTTTCTCCGGAACTACGTCGACTACGCGACTCAGTGCTCCGACGCGCCGGAGATCTATCACGTGGGCGTTGGGCTCACGGTGTTCGCGTCGGCGGTCGCACACAAGATCAGCTGCCCGTGGCTCGCCGGCCGCGAGCTGATGCCTAACCTGTACACGCTGCTCATCGGACCGAGTCGATCGGCGCGCAAGACGGCGTCGATGGACGCCGGCATCGAGATCCTGCAGAGCTGTCAGCACGAGCTAGTGATCCCGATCC